AGGCAAAGCTCTAAGAGCTCTCGCTCAGTACGTCCAAACATACCAAGACCTTGACGACTTTGAAGTCTTACATATTGAGGTTGCAGGGAGCGTAGCAATAGCTCCGAATAAGCCTATATATTTCAAAACCGATACTATATGTCGAGATGACTCTGGCGTCTTTTCCCTTGAGCATAAGACTGGAAGTTACTTCAATACGAAGTGGGCTGCACAGTGGAGACAGAAGATGCAAGTCTCTGTTTACAGCCATGTTCTTTTCTGTTTGTTTGAGCCTGATGAAGTTTACGGGGTCAAGATCAATGGAGTATTCTTTGCTAATCCTCCCAGATATAAAGCAAACGGAGAGCCTTATGCCAACTCACGAGACAACGAGTTCCATAGAGTTCCTGTAAGAAAGAATATTGCAGCAATGCAAGCATGGTTAGTTGAAGTCACTCGGTGGTATGACATGATCCAAGATGATTTTAATAGACTATTGTCTGCCAAAGAAGAAGATGAAGTCCTCGAAGCATTCCCTCGTAACACTGAGTCATGCACTCAATACGGGCCTTGTCCTTTTCTTGACTACTGCAGTATATGGAACAATCCTATTCAGTATGCTGATAGCCCTCCCATAGGCTATCGCGTAGAGCACTGGGATCCTCGCAAGATACCTGGTGTAAGGGAGACAGTAGAGTTATGAATGGTGAACTTTATACTCAGAATGATGTATTGCTTAAGATATTCGATGCAATAAATCATCTATCAGGAACTGTTGAGGAGTCTACTTCTCATATAACAAATAGCTTAGATGAAATAGAAGAAAGACTTAGAATAATTGGGACCTCTATTGATACTCATACTGAAACAACTCGTATGATTCATATACAGAGAGATAAAAGTCAATGACTGAGAGTCCTAAGTTCCTCAAAGTTAAAGAGCGGGCAATGAAAGCTCGCCAGATGTATGCTGATAGTGCTAGTCAGTTTTCAAACTTCCTGATCTATGGGGATTTTGGAACTGGTAAAACACAGATACTATCTACATGTCCCAAGCCAGTATTCATTGACTCATTTGATCCAGGTGGAACTAAGACAGCAGCCTTGCAGCCATTGATTGATAAGGGTGATGTGATAGTTGACAATCGCTGGGAAGGTGACTCCTGGAAAGAACCTTATGCTTTTGGTGAGTGGGAAAAAGAAATGCAAGACCGTAAGCGTGAGGGATTCTTTGAAAGCATCGGGACTTATGCTCTCGACTCCCTGACAAAGTGGAGTGACAGTATGATGTATGAGATCATTCGCCGAGGCTCCGGAGGGAAGACCCGTAAGGGTACTCAGCCCCAGCTCCAAGATTATCTTGTGCAGCAACTGACAGCCGTGGATTGGTTGGGAGTTCTAATGGGCTATCCCTGTCATGTGGTAGCTACTGGCCACATAGGTCTGATGAAGGATGAAGTATCTGGTAAGATGGAAACTGGTCTTTTAATGTATGGAAAGCTCAGTGAGAAAGTTCCACTTGTGTTCGATGAGAAGTATGTGACAAGAGTCAAGTCGAGTTCTTCTGGCGTAGCTTACGAACTGCTGACCCGCAATGACGGATACTATAAAGCCGAAACAAGAATGGGCGGCGGTAAGTTTGAAAGCTCGGAGACTCCTAACATAAAAGCCCTGCTTAGAAAAGCGGGCAGGTCTGATGAAGATAGACCTTCTTTAGTTTAATCTTATTCGGCGTAGCCGTGGGACTAGTCATCCTATCATATTCATTTCTAATGCTAATGCTAATATCAACTATAACATGGAGAAAACTCCTATGAGTCTTTTAGATCTAAACCTTAGCGAACGTGAAGAGTTGAAAATCCTGCCCGATAATCAAGAGGCTATGCTTCGAGTCAGCCGTGCTGATGTTACTCCCAACAGGAATGACGCGTCTCGGAACAACCTGGCCCTTGTCTTTGATTGCCCAGAAGATCCTCTCGTAGATGATATTCGGGTGTGGCTTCCAATTCCTAACGCCGCTATCAAGGCGGAAGATCCGAAGCGTTACATCAAGATGCTAAATAGGATCGCTGGCTTCTTGGATTCTGTGGGCGCTGATAGTGAGAACCTGGACACTGAAGATTTGCTCGGTAAAGAGTGCTGGGCATTGATTTCAGAAGACCAAGGACTAGACGGAAGTCCTCAAAATGGAGTCCGGCGCTTCATTGTCCGTAAGTAATATTTAACATTCTACAAATTGAGAGGCGCGCTAACATAGGCGTCTCTCTTTTTACTTACTCGTAAACGGGAGATACCTATGAGACTAACATTTGAGATTGAAGAGGAGGACCATAAAGTATTGTGTAAGTATATACCGCATGGCCTGCGTAAGTATGCCTATCAAGCTTTAATAAAAGGCTTTGTTAAAGAGTTAGCAAATGACCCAGGTCCTACAATGGAGACACTCCTACGACAGAGAACAAATGCTGCAGACCTTATGGAAAAGGGAGAATGAAACAACTCCCTACCAATTTGTTATGGAGGTGACAATATATGGCAGATCTTGTAAGTGAGCAATTTGGTATAGTTCAAATGAATAACTCTCAACTACTTGCCCACATAATAGATGTTAGGACAAGACGAAGAGAGCGTGCAAAACCTGCTACTCCTAAACGAGTCAGCAAAAAGAAAAACCCATTCAGTAAATTATCTGATGATCAACTTCGTAAACTAATGGAGATGACTAGTGAGTGATGTAGAGCTTCTTAATATAAACTTACGAGATATAAATTTCGGTAAGAGAGCTAGAGAGAACTATAAAGATTTAGACATCCTAGTAGCTGACTTTCAAAAGCAAGGTATCATATCTCCAATAGCTGTTAAGAGAGTATCCGCAGATGAAAAACCATTTCTATTGTTAGCTGGCGGTAGACGTTACTCGGCGGCTGTGTTAGGAAAGTTCGAGTCTATACCTGCCAGAGTATATCCTGAAGACTTAAGTGATCTAGACTATCGCGAGATAGAACTTATGGAGAATGTATCTCGTGCAGATCTAGACTGGAAAGAAGAGGTATGGCTAACTGAGGAAATACACAGACTAAAGATCGAGCAATTCGGTGAAGCAGCTGGACCAAGCGAAGGTCACTCAGCATCTGACACTGCAGAACTAATTGGCAAAAGTCCTATGAGTGTATCTCGGGATAGACAGTTAGCTGCAGGCCTAGAGAAACATGGAGAAATACTAGATGCGGCTAAGACTAAAAGTGAAGCTCTTAGAACTCTTAAAAGAATAGAAAGAAAAGAGCACGAGGAATCTGTATCTAAAAATGTACAAGCAGAGATAGACAAAGACAAAGGAGAATCGTATAAGAAATCTCTAGTCAATGGATATATTCTTGGGGACTTCTTTAAAGGTATAAAGGATGTTCCTAATAGTGCTGTACATATAGTTGAGATAGACCCTCCCTACGCTATTGATCTTAAAAATATAAAGTACGGCAATAAGGATAATCTGGAAACTTATAATGAAGTAGATGAAAATGCTTATCCTGAATTTCTTGAAGAACTTTTTGCCCAGTGCTACAGAGTAATGTTTCCGTCTAGCTGGCTCATATGTTGGCACGCTATTCAGTTCTATCCATTAGTAAAATCTCTCTTGGAAGAAGCAGGATTCTCTGTAGAAAAAATACCAGCTATATGGAATAAGAATATCCCAGGACAAACTCATAACCCTGAGTCTCGCTTAGGATCTTCCTACGAACCTTTTGTATATGCGCGTAAAGGTAACCCTATTATATACAAAGCTGGTAGGTCAAACGTATTTAACTTCAAACCCATACACTCCGATCATAAAGTTCATCCGACTGAGCGTCCAATAGAGATGATAGAAGACTTGCTTAAAACATTTGCTGCTCCTAACAACAGAATACTAGTTCCGTTTTTAGGAAGTGGGAATACTTTACTGGCTGCTTCTAACTGTGGGCTCAATGGCTTTGGTTTTGATCTTAGCGAAGAATATAGAAATTCATTTGTCACTAAAGTGCATAATGGGGAACCTAGTAATTATAGTAGCTACTCTTAAGAAAGGACTATTATGAGTCTAGCACCTTACTCTTCTGGGAATCCAGAGACAGCTAAGTACGTTATCATTGGCGAAGCTCCTGGGACAGAGGAAGAACAAAGGGGTGGAGCTTTCATTGGAGCAGCCGGTAGACTTCTGGATGATTTACTTAGGAACGCAGGAATATCAAGGGATGAAATATACTTTGATCATGTGTTTCAATTCAGACCTAAAGGCAATGATGCGTCTCCTTTTATTAAGTTCGCAAAGACCGTAACTGAGACTGAGGAATTTACAAAAGCTCGATCAGCTCTAGCCGCAAGATTAGAAACAACTAAAGCAAATGTAATAATAACTATGGGTAACATTCCTACATATGCTTTAACTGAGGCAACACCTATAACTAAGCAGCGGGGTAGTATAATATCATCTACTC